AGCATGGGTTAGTACCAAAGTCTTGGTCAGGGTCACGCCTACCGTTACGTGCTGCAATCTTCTGAGCTGCTATACGGCTGAAGATGCCACGCTCACCCGCCTTACTCTCGTACATGTTCTGCATCTCTGCTAGGAAGGACTCAAAGTCTGGCTTCTCAGTGTACGCTACGCTGTTGTTAGCAAGCCTACGGTGGCCTTCATGCCTCCACCAGTCTCCTGACTTAGCCTTCGCCATACGTGGATCAGACAGGTTAGAGAGGCTAATCAGTGCAGACCTACGCACACCACCGACCACTACAATGTCCGCTATCTTACACACTACATCGTGGCACTCAATGCTCGTTAGCTTGCGTCCTGCTGCCTTCTGGAATATCTCTACACAGAAGTTGAACAGATCAATCAAAGGCTCTGGCCCTGAAGCTCTACCGCCAAAGGTCTTCAGTCTAGCTCCTGCAGGTCGTATGCGGCTCATGTCCCACGTAGGTATCTTACCAGCATAAAGCATAGCAATCAGCTCACGGAATGCAGAGGCCCAGCCTATCTTGCTGTCACTAACAACAATAACACTGTCAGTCTTGTGGAAGGTCTCTGCAACCTCTGGCAGCTTGGTAATGAAGTTACGCTCTACGCTGAAGCCTACGCCTGTACCACACATCAAGACATACATCAGCTCGTCAAAGCTACGCGGTGAGTCAATGGCTAAGTAACTACAATTAAATCCAGCTACGTTATCCTTTGCCAGTGCTTCGCCTGCTGTCATCATACAGCGCATGCTAGGCATAACTTCCATGTTGTGTATAGAGTTAAATAACTTTAACGCTGTCTTCTCGTCTATCTGTCCACGGTCTTTCCAGAAGTCTACGTAACGGTTGACTGTCTCGTGCCAAGTCTCTCTGCGCTTCTGTTCAGGTAGCCAACGTGCGTAGCGGCTCTTGTGTATAAACTGCTGGTACTGATCCATTATTCTTCCTCATCTAGCGGTATGTGGTAGGAGCATGCTTTTAAGAAGTAATCAAACTGCTCTCTCATGTCATGTACTGTTTGCCCGTCACTATATATCGTATAGACTATCTTGACTGCTGGAGATATTCTCTCTGCTTCTCCGAAATCAGGGTAGTGTATAAACTCAAACACTGGTTGTCTGTCCACTAGCTGTTCTCCTCTGTCACCATTGCAGTTAGCTTCTGTAAGTACCAGCCAGCTTTCTGTAGGTCTTCTACCTGCTTGCCTTTATAGTCATAGCGCCACAAATACTTCATGCAGTTGCCCTTGAGGTAGCCCTTGAAAGCCACTGAAGACATAGACTCTTCTATAGCTTCAATACACTCTATGTTGCCAGTGTTGTAGTGTGTGGGCTTGTTTACGTTGTCCATGATCTGTTCAGCTTCCTCATGTGCTGCCTTCATCCACGCCTCTAGTCCTGTCTTTTTCTCTATTGCTGGGTGTTGCTTCCGTACTCTATCCCAGTCTGCTGGTGTTGCGTCATTGAGTCTCATCTTCAAAGTCCTCTGCTATTCTGTCAAAGTTTCTAATTATCCTACCTTCAAACGCTTCTACTAAATCAGTTGGTGTTATAGACAACAGCTCACACAGTAGCTCCTCATCTAACTGTAACACCATCTTTTCTTTAAGTTCATCTAGTGTCATAGCCATTATACTTTCTTCCTTTTGATGTACCGTGTCATCTCCTTGGCTGTCTCTACGGTGTAGTGCTGGAACCCTTCCTTCTCACACCACTCTCCCATCGTTATCTTGCCACCCTTGCGTACCTTCTTGTTAGGGTTTGACAGCACAAAGATTAACTCCCACTCCGGCATTGAATCTCTAATGGCTGTGTACTTCTGCGTGTCGCCTACCCTGAAGAACCCTTTGCACTCTATCAGTATTGCCTTGTCCTCGTGTACGAAGTCCGGTAGATACTTCTTGTGTACTGTGTACGGTAGATCATACGGTTCAAACTTGTACTGTCCATCTAGCTTCTCTGATAAATCCTTCTCAAGTCCTGATCTAAAAGCCCTCTTCATCTGGCATGACCTCCTGTACCTTGGGTTCCTTTACTACGTCTACTAAGTACTTTGGCCCGTAGGAGTAGGCGAAGACCCGTAAGTTTGGATAGCAGTGGTCTTTGAACTGACAGTAAGAGCAACCAGTAGAGAGCTTTGAGTTTCCTGATTTGCCGTCCGGTATAGGTTGGTAACACCACTCCGCTGGCTCTGGCTGCTCTACTAGCTTTTTTACATGCTTCACCCTGTCCACTATGTCACCCTTGAGTGCCTCATACACAGGAGCCTCTGTGTCTGTGAGGTCATACTTGAGGTAGGTCAGGTGTCCGTTGGCCTTGTCCATTGCAAGCCATCCAAACTCTGTCTGTCCCTCTGAGTGTGCGTAGGCTTTGATCTGATCAATATAACCAAAGGGATCGTCATATGCCAGTGTACCATCCTTAAACTTCTTGAACCCAAAGCTGCTTGCTGACTTGACATCAGTAACAACACCGTCAATCTTGCAGTCCATGTGACCCACGATTCCTTCAACATTACATACCTTCTGCTCATCAGTCACACTGTGCCCAGCCATACGGGTTAGGAACAGCAACATCTCTTCAATCAAGTGACCATACATAAACTTGACGTAGGTATGGGGCTGTAACTCTTCACCGGCTGTACCATTGTAGTGGTTCCAGAGGTAGCGGTCGGTGCGGCCAATATTTGACAAGCGTAGCTTGCGGTTATCCTCTCGCTTCTTCCGACCAAACTCAGTACGCATCAGTGCCTTGACGCTCTCACCAAACTTCTCTATCTCTACCTCCACATCTACAGATGGGTCAGCGTCCTTGCTTTCCATCAGTGCGTAGATGTCCTGTACTACAGTGTCCGTTGTTTTATTAGTACTCATGTATCACTTCCAGTATTAGTTCGTTTGCTATCGGAGGTGGCAACCTGAACCACTCGTTGATGTTGTCACATTCCTTTGCTAGTCTTACATGTGCAGCAGACTCCGCTGCTCTCCTATCATCTACCTCGTAGGTATAAACAATGGTGTAGTCCCTGAAAGGTGAGGATGTTTGGTAGTTCTTTATCCTATCCTCTGAGTCTACAGCCATCCCTACCTTGACCCATTCAGGCCACGCCGGGTTAGTGAGGACGTACACCTCGCCTTGTGTGCTGTCCTTAAAGTTTTCTAAGGAACTAAAAGCTGCTTCCTCAAACCCTTTGTATCGTCCCGGTTTATATAGAGGATGTTTACTGGGTACATATTTACCGTTGACATACATCCTGTTAGAGTTGGTACGTTTGTTATTTTTTGTGTTGTAACATTCTTTACATCTCTTAGTGTTACGTTCGGACAAAGAACGCACCCAGTTATCTTTAGTTAGTTCGACACCACATGTAGTGCAGTGTGGTTTAGTGGGTGTCTGCCCAACTGGTTCCGACTTTGTAATCTCCTGCGAGAGGGCAGTTGAGTTCGTAGTGGAGTCCTGCAGCTTCAACACAGCTTGCTGCCAGTCCTCCGAAAACCTCTGCCTTCTCTTGTCTGACTTCTGTCTGGATTTCATCGTGAATGTTCCCTAAAAAGTTAAAGTCTATACCCCATATTATAGCATACTCGTGCAGTAAACACAAGGCTTTCTTCATAACGATAGCCCCGGCTGACTGGAGTAAGCTGTTCAATGCAGCATGTTCTGATCGTATGGCGATCCGTCTTTTATCCAAGCCATAAACATAGCCTCTTGTAGCCGCCATTCCAACTCGTGTTCGTAACTCTCCAAGAGCTGGCGTATTTCGGAGGAACTTTTCCTTAAGTCTCTGACCGTCCTTTCTAGTTCCACCAACGATGCTTCCGATTTTGGAATCTCCGGCCCCGTAAAGAAAAGCGTATATGAAAGTCTTCGCTTGATCTCTAGTTTCAAGGCCCGCAGCCAACTGGTTTGCCGTGTGTATATCTCCATTGAGTATTTCATTTGTGTACTCCTCGTCATTCATATAGTGCGCTAACATGCGTAGCTCAAGACCGCTGGCATCCATACCGACTAGCTTGTACCCTTCCTTCACTGTCCACACATCACGACACTGCTTGCCGTAGGGTGAGTAGACTGCAGGAACCTGCCCCATGTTGGGACTGGAGTGCGTCATGCGTCCTGTCACTGCACCGTTGGAGTTAACGTACCCGTGTACTCTACCGTCATCCTCAACCGCATCTAGCCAGCTTTGTACCTGTGCGACACGCTTCTGTATCATCAGGTACTCACCTATCAGGGAAGCCTGTGGTATTCCTTTCACTGTACTCAGCACCGCCTCGTCTACGATGGCTTGTCCTGTCTCAGTAAATTGCTTAGGCTTCCAGCCAAAGTGCTGGAGGTATCGTCCTATCTGCTGTCGTGAACCAAGGTTGAACTGAGGGAAGTCGATGCGACTAAACTCGCCACCCACTGTTTCCCAGTCATCTCCTAAAAACTTCAGGCCAACGATAGACATGCTGCCGTCCTTCTTGATCTTCGGTTTGATCTCTTTGATGTAGGTAGGCAAGGGTTTAAATACCTTCTGTACCTCATCCTCCAAATCAAACTTCTTCTCCTTCAGTTCTGCTAGTAATACGAATGCTTTCTCTTGATCTAAGAGCCAGCCTGTTTTAATCTGCTTTGATATAATGCTTTGTACTTGGTGTTCCAAGCTAATGCTTTCAGCTCCAAAATCTGCAAGCTCACGAAGTAATCTCTTGTACACCAGCACATTAACATTAACGTCTTGCTTGCAATAGTCCACCATATCCTGCGAATAATTATCCCAGTCATCGTGATCTCCTTTAGATTGATTAAGTCTGTCACCCCAGTTACGGAGCGAGTGACCGCCCTCTCTTGATGGGTTAGCCAGTCGTGACATAACTAAAGTATCAGACACCTTGCACTTACTAAAGTCTGTGCCCAGCAGTTCCTCAAGGACAGGTACGTCATAGTCAATAATGTTGTGACCTATGATCTCACACTCTCCAAGACCTGCAATGTAATCGTTGAACGACAGCAGCGTGTCACCTGAGAACACATTAGTCTCACTGGTATCCAGCTCCTGAGTTACAATTACCCAGACCTTTGTAGGTTTTAAACCGTTGGCTTCAATGTCAAATACAATCTGCTTCATTAGAACTCCGGGTCATCCCCTGTGGGGCAGCTAGTCTCAATCATGCGACCTGACTCCTTGTCGTAGTACAGGTAACATGCAGGGCCGGTCAGTCCTACAAACCTATTCTTCAGCACACGTACCGTGGTGGTGTTTCGTGTCTCAGGGTCAGCGTGTTGCTGGTCACGCTCCAAGCCTATCACTATGTCGCTAAGTTGCGCGATTGCCGCCGATCCTCTGAGTTCTCCCAAGCTAATCTTACCACCATCCTCGTGTGCCTTAGCGCCGCTGGGTCTGCGCAGGTGTGATACTAGGAATAGCCCTACACCTGTCTCCTGAACCAGCTTGCGGAGGTTGGTCATAATACTGTCGATAGCCTTACGCTCGTCACCTGTGTCCTGATCGCTGACCACGATGCTTAGGTGATCAAGGATGATCCACTTGCAGTCCAGTCCCTTGGCCATGTAGCGTATGCGTCCCAGCAGGTTGTCCTCGCTCGTACTGCCCCAGTGATCAAACATAAAGATACGCCCTGAGCCTAGCGTCTGATCCCAGTAGCCCTTCTTCTCTTCCTGAGAGACGGTCTTGTCCAAGTGAAGCTGCTTGTTAGCCTCAATGGACATGATACCCAGAGCTGTCTTAGGGATGTCCTCCTCAAGCGCGAGGATGCCAATGTTCTCATCCGTTGCACCCAAGAGGTAATGCTCCAGCTCCCTGACGATCTGCGACTTACCCATGCCTGACCCGGAGGTGATTGTCACCAGCTCCTGCTTGCGGAACCCGTGGGTCATCTCGTTGAGACACTCCCATGGATAGGGTATGGACTTGACATCAGCCTGCTTGATAATCATGTCCCATGTCTCGTTACCTGCTACGATACCGTCAGGGCGATAGGCTTTAGCGTTCCACCACTCCTTGACAAACGCCTGCACCTGATTGCTCTTGAGCATGTCGCCTGCATCCTTGGCTGGCAATGTGACATTCTTGGCCTTGTTGGGGGTGAACAGATCAAGCACCGACTTGGCTGCCTCCTGTCCTGCCTTGTCGTTGTCAAAGCAGATCACCACATTGTCAAAGGTCTCAAGCCACTCTAGGTTTGCTTTGATGTCTTTGGCTGCTCCGGCTGCACCTGATCTGATGGAGACGACTGGCCACTTTCCGTCAAACATTTCGTTGACAGCAAGCGCGTCCGCCTCGCCTTCTGTGATCGTGATGTATTTACCGCCACTCTTGAAAGCCTGTTGGCCGAAGAGACCCGCCTCATTAAACTCCCCTGTTGCATAGAATGATTTGTTTTCGGTCATCCTGACCTTTGTTCCTGTCACCGCACCTGTGTCCTTGTGATGGTACGGGTAGTGATGCTTGACAATCTGTCCATCCGTTCCGTACTCCACTGTCACACCGTACCGCTGGCACGTTGACTGTGAGATACGTCTGTCCGGGATTGCCGCTGTTACACCTGTCATCTCTAATGACCTCATTGGTTTACGTTGTACTGCCTGACCTATCTGGCCGTTGCCATGCTCGTAATGGTTGCAGCCCCCAGAGAAGCAGACTGCATGTCCATCACTATAGCGAGCCAGATTGTCCGATGAGCCACACGAAGGGCATGGCTCATGCTGAACGAATGTTGACTCAACTGCCACTAGAAGTCCTCTCCGCCTTCCTGCTCTGCGACCTCCAGCACCTTGATCTTGTTAAGGTACGTTGACACACCGTGTACAGGATGGGGCTGACCCTCAGCGTACATGATACGCACCTTAGACCCGCGACCAATGCGACCCTTGAACGGGTTGCCCTCAGCGTCCATCACTGGTACATCGTACTTGGTACTGAACTTGCGCTGCTTGACTCCCTCGTACTCGCGGAGCTTGACACCAGCTTCGGACAGAGTGCCCGCTGTTGGTTCATCCAAGCTGAGAACCAGAGAGAACTTCCCGGTGGACTGACCCTGATATATCTCATGCTCGTCCAGATTCTCAAATGCTACTAAGCCTTCTAATACTGCCATGGTTACTACCTCTCGTTGTTGTGACCCCTTAGGATCGTTTGGTTAATACTTTAAAGATTAATAATTAATTTTCCCTTTAATACCCTAGTATTATATCAAGTATTAAAGAGAACGTCAAACTCTTTCTCGCTTAATTGCCCCAGACTCTCATGCATAGCGTCATCACTATGCGACAGGCATATATTGCACAGGTCTAAATGCAACCCAGTCTCCTTATCGACCTTCTTTAGTTCATGTTCATTCAGTATCACGTCACACGCTTTGCATCTACTCATCTTGGAATACCTCTCTGTATTGTTTGGTCATATCATCATAGGAGTTGCTATAGTACTCGTCTCGCATCTGCTTTGTGACCCTCTGTGTTAGCTCTGAGAGCGTCATACAGTAAACCTGATACTCTACCAGCTCATCTACCATAACGTGCGCCTGTGGCTCTATCCAATCGTTCTGGGTGTACTCATACCCCATCATCTCTTCTTTGATTCTACTCATCATTCTACCTCGTCATAAACCCGGCCATAGGATACCAGACACAAGGGCAGATGTAAAATGACACCCTGAAACGGCATGGTCTCTGTGTTGCCTGTGCTTACATTGTAGACCCATACCGGCCTACTGTCTGGAAACTCAAGGTCAAAGCCTACGCCCAGTCGATACTCTACACTCAATACTCTACCAAATAAAATCATTCTGCTTTCTCCTGTTGTCTCTGTAACCACCTATCATCACCCAGTATGTCAGCCAGCGCCTCGTCAATCTCCCACTGCTGCATGGGTGGGTATTCGTCCTCATCCAGTATATGCTCGTCGCCGTGGTACTCGTTGTTTTTCATATAAAATACTCCAGTATATTGTTAGTCATTAGCCAGAACACGCCTTTGTGTGCCGCTATTACAAGGGCCGTCAATGTAGACCAGCCCACTACCTCCGCGATTACAGAATCCATGTTCCAACCCCATAGCCTATGGCAAAGCCTATTACCGTGCCGATTATGTACCATTTAAGATAGAAGTACAAGTCATTCATCGCTCGACTCCTCTCCCTGCTCTACAAGTTTACATGCTAGATTCCAAGCCATCATGGCTCCCATCCAAGCAGCAGTCTTCTCGCCTCCTGAAAAGCTTTCTATCCTGTCTTCCAAATCCTTCATGTTATCCGGTGTTACAAACATATTTGCTGGTTTAATACTCATCATGCTGCCTCCAATCTAGTTGATTCATAGTCTGTAGCCCACGCCTCTGAGATTTCATTGACCCCATAGTCATAGATAATCTCGTCCGGGTACTGATTATAGTCGAACATATACGCGAAGCTCGCTTCCCTAGACCACTTGCCCTCGGTCTTGACACTGGGTTTGACCAGTACCATCTCTCCCATGTCGCAAGCTTCTACGGTATCTTTGATCTCCTTATAAGTGTGGTGAATACCATCGTACTCACCTTCGCCGAACACGGCCACGGAATACCCTCGTGCGACCGCCCATTTGATTAAGTGTAAGTGTGCTTTCATCATTGTTATGCTCTCCAATCTGGTGTTAGTGTGTCGATAGTATACCCCAGCTGCTCTATCAGCTCAAGTGTTTGTTCGGTCAGGGTCTTGCACCCGGTAAGTTTAGCGAACGTCTCAGCGTTGTTACAGGCCGGATAGATAACCTTCCGACCATAGTTCTGCTTAACCTCAATTAATATTGACTTGCTCATTATGCTGCCTCCTCTGGCATTTGTTCCGTGATTGTATCACATAAGGCCAGCGCCTCCTGCAATACGTCCTCTGCGTGTTCTGTGCGTCCCGATGCTAACATCAGCGCCATAAACTCCAGTTTAAATCTGATTACTTCGCCTTTGGTTTTCATTGTGTCGCCTCATCATTTTTGTATTTTTTTGTGCACTGCTTGCACGTCTCGTGTCCTGTTCTGTAATGATACTCGTGATATGCCATAGCAATAGGCGTAAAACAAGCCGCGCATTCTACGGAATACATATTTAATATCGCTTTATAATCCATTATGCCACCTCCACTAAATCATTAATTACTGCCTGCGGTACTTCCACTGCTGGCATACCGTCCAGCCATTTGTTGATATGTTTGGTTGTAGTGACGCTATATTTGGTTGATGTACGCACCAGCGCACCTGTGTCTGTACGTGCAGCCACTGGCGTCTCGTAGCTAAAAAATACCTGTGCGTTGCCCATATCTAGCTCAGTCATGTTACTTCCTAATTGCTTAAGTTTCATCTTGTGTTGCCTCTGTTGTTTAGTTGATTTAACAATGCCCACTGTATACCAGTGGACACGATAAAGCAACTATCATATTCAATTACTGCAGTACTCGTCACAACCAAAAGCGTATATCTGATCCGCGTCAAAACCCCTTATTAATAAGCTAGCTATCTTTTTACGCTCAAGTGGGGAACCAAGGAACCCGCAGAACAAGAAGTGCGCCTCTATCTCTTTTATCTGTTCAATCATTTTAAATTACTCCCATCATTTGTAGGTTGACCCATATTAACACTGTGAGTCCTAGTATTGCAAATGCTACTCCGTCGCCGTATGTCATGCTGTGTGCCTCTGTTCTAGTTAAGTTATGCGGTAGCACTCCTGCCGGGAATGCCACCTGATAACCTAGCTAATATCTACAATTTTAAAGGCTCTCAATACTCTATGCCTGCTACCCTCAGCGCTCCAGTCCTCAAGGATACCCTCTCGGCTGACCGCGCAGTGACTCCGGGTAAGGAACAAATAGCGACCCTCAGCCGGCGCATGCTTAGCCACTGTGCCCAGTGTAGCGCCAAAGGTATTAGATACGGGAGCCAGCGCTTTACCCATTGACTCATAGAGTCGCTCAATCTCGTAAAACTTAAGACCTCGACCCTTGCGCCTGCTTACGGTGCGCTCCGCGATAGCCCGCGCCTTGCCGAATGATAAATCACACGCAACCGCCAAGCCAACCACCGTGCAAAAATTACCATCGTTGTAATACTTGCGCCCTACCTTGGCCAACTCCGCATAGGAATGCTTAAAGTGTTTAATTTTGTTCATCTTTATGACCTCCAGTTATTCACCGCAACCGCCAGTTGCCTAGGGGTTCCGGTGAATAACCGCTGATTGATTTGGTACTGCTTAGCGGCACACCTTCGCCCGAGGGCTACTTCCCGCCATAACCAGATCAATCTTGGTTACTCGTTCCCGCCTAGTATGGGCTTCTTCTCTGCTATTGCCAAGGCTAGTTAGCCAGAGTGCCTGCCCGCTATTGCGAGAGCGAATCGGGGACTGTCTCCCTCGTTGCTGGCCTATAAGCGACCTTGGTCACTGCCAGCACTAGGTATCAATCTGAGGAGCCGTTCCCCCGTTTCGTTGGTGCCCATATTAGACCCTTGAGAGACTAATGCTTATCTATTTGCGACATAGATATATCTGGTTGCGACAATCTACAATCTTTTTGATCTACCTACATCTATAGGGAATGCAGAGCTTGTGGTTACCTGTGTATTCATACAGTGGTTAAGGTTTGCTGGTGTGGTCTATGGGTATCCTATAGCATACCCACACTTCACCCGGTGGAATCCAATGCAATACCCGTGCCAACATGGTAGCCTGTGGATAACTTGTGGATACCTGTGCAAAACCTGTGGATAAATAGACCCCCGGGGGGCCGCTGTGGCTACCTTATTTACCTGTAGTTACCGCAGGTATACAAAATAGTAGCGATTTGGGAAAAAGAGTGTATAATTACATTTACTTATGGCTACCTGTGTGCACTATAACTCCTTGTAATACCTGTGTATTCCTAAGATGACATCTGTATAGCCAAAAGCTATTAAAGGGACGGCCCTTATGTATAAATATGTGGACATTAGTAAAGAAAAGACTTGACTTTTGGTTAGAAATGTGGTATAATTTATAGTATACTAAAGAAGATAAAGATTACCTCGCGCCCTTAAGTATCCTTAAGCATCGTTAGGATTGATCTTTTAATAATAATTAAAGAAACAAACTAAAGTATACTTAAGTATCCTTAAGTACTAAGGGAAATACAATGAATACTAAAGAATCTAAGGAGCGTCAGCCCGCAAAGCGGGTGGGGCGACCAAAGAAAACAGCAGTTGTGTCAAAAACCAAGGGCAAACGTAACTCAGTAGGCAGGCCCAAGGGTGACGCAGCGGTCATTAACGAATACAAGGCTAGAATGCTGGCATCCCCTAAGAGTAGGAAGGTGCTAGATAGTATATTGTCAGCAGCCTTGGACGATGACCATAAGAATCAAGCAGCAGCATGGAAGCTCTGCATGGACAGGTTGTTGCCTGTTAGTTATTTTGAGAAGGATAAGGCCAGCGGAGGCAAGAGTGCCATCAACATCTCCATTACAGGTGTTGGCGGTGAGA